GTAGAAGGTTCATCATTCTTATAAAAGATTGCGTCTCCCCAACCTTTATTGTCTTGCTGAGGTACAACAGTTAGAGTTAGTTGTTGAGATTCCCCAGCAATAGGAGCTTCTGGTGCCTCAATAACGTCAGGGTCTTCTTCTTTAGCTGCTAACTTCTCCTCTAGTTCGGAGATTTCTCCAAACAAACCAAGCGCAGCCTCTCTTGCAAGATTGATTGCATTAATCATGTTAGTGTCTGCTGTTAGCATTTTACTTTTATTTAATGATGTCATATGTGGCCTCGAACGTTTCTAATTTTCCGGTTGATGTTAGTAAAAACTTAGGGTTTGGTATATAAGTTTTTACTATAATTTCAAGCTGTCTCTTAACAACTCGGTCTTCTTTATCTGCTACACTAAAAGAACCTAAGAGTCTTTCACTTTCTAAAGAAGCCTTAGTCTGTGTTCCAAACTTAGTTGGGATTTGCATCTCTGGGTTAAATTTTAGTCTGATTTGCTCTAAGATTTGGTCCATGTCTTCTACGTACTTGGTCCAAATGTTTAGATTGTATCGGATGTTTGCTGGGCGAGGTGCGAAGCTTACTACCCTAATAGCTCTTTGCTTTTGTTCGTCCCAGTACTTTTCGTGAACTAACACACTGTCGTAACGTCCTCTGTTTTGATCATTGTCAGTTACGTTTTTAAATATAGAAATAATAGGTAATGTTATGTTGTTCTCTTGAACTAACTTAGCTACGGGTCTTTCTGGATTAGAAACGATTACCTTTACGTCCTTTTCTTTATTCTCTGCGTCAATAGTAACAATATCATTAAAGGATGCTATGACTGACCTTAGAGTTTCTTTGTACATACTTGAGATGTTCTTAGAAGCTTTAGTCATATCGCTGATCTGTCGCCTAATCTCAGTCTCTCTAGTTTTGAAACTACTACTATTACTAGAGATATCACATAAAGATGATGCGTCTGTACTGTCCGTAGGAAGTGGTATAATCTCCATTATTGATCTCCAGCGTACCCACCAAGGTCATCGCTAACATCGGGTAGGTGTTGGTCGTTAACGTCATCAGAATCTCTTAGGAGTTTAGCAGAACATACGATATGAAACACACCATAAGCTTCGAAGCTATCTTCAACAGCTTCAAAAATCTCGTACCTTTGCTCTTGGAACATAGGTTTGATTACGTCTCCGGGAATAACCTCTCTTCCAAGCTTTCTTTCAATGTAACTCTTATTGAATGTAAAGATCTGATCATTAGTTAACTCGATACCGAACTCTCCAAGCTCTTCGGACATAGAAACAGGTTCGTAGTGTCCATGTACTACGATAGGAGTTTTAGATATAGGTTTATTTCTTGCTTCCATGTATACATCATCATAGGACGTATCGTGGTACGACTTAAAGAAATGCATTTTAGATCCTGAAAGTCTAATAATCTCATCGTCAACCAAGTTAAACATGTTAATGTCTGTATTTTCTTGATCGAATAGGTTTAGTAGACTATCCCCATCTAGATCAGGAAGATCAGGCAGTTCGGTAGTAACTTTCCAGTTCTTCTTTTTCATTTAGTATAATCCAAAGGTCGGGGGTTCTTCGATCTCGGTTAAGAGTTCTTTCTTTAGAGCTTCCATCTCTCTAACTGATTGATCTTGAAGTACTGCGCCATTTAACTGTGCGCCTCCTCCGGGAGATGGTAGAATGTTAAACTTACCTCTTGATTGAGATAAGATTCCCTTGCAAACAGCTAAGGCATATCGTTGGACCCAGTTTGCATAGAAGGGATGTAGCGTGGCAGTATCAATTGATCGATAGACTAGAATTACTGCTTGGTTGTTAGATACAGGAGTAGGGTATAAGGTTAGCATGTTACCATTAACTATGTCAAAAGATCCGTCCTGCGAAAGGACTTTCCTCATAGTCTCAAGGTGGGTCTGCATCAAGTAATAATCTGAGATATTAAAATCACTAAATAAGAAGTTGTCTTGGAAGTACTTTAAGAAGTAATCACCTTCAATATCTCCTGCTTGGCTTGGTATACTTAGAAGAGTTTTCTTATAAACTACGTAGCTTAGGTTGTTTGCAATGTGAGTAGGTAATACATAAGTGTTAACCCCAGCAGTAGGTTGGAACGTTGCCATGTTAGTTAACCACCAAGGAGCATGGTAATCTAACTGTGTTATAGCTTGGTCAATTGCAACCTTTACTTGAAACTCAGTAAGCTCAACTCTTACTACAGGGTGTCCAAGCATACCAAACACATAGTCATGAATGGTTTGTTCAAAGTCAGTCAATTCAATAGTGTTAGAGAGCTTATTCTTGTTTAGTTTTGCTCCATCAACAGCAGTAGAGTAAATGTCTGTATCTCCTAGATTTTTACCTGCGTATGTTCCGAAGGTGTCACCATATCCTAACAATTTTGGGTCTACTTTTATTGGCATGTCTTACTTCCTTTTAGTTTTCTTAGGCTTAGGTTTAGGCTTAGATTCAATCTTCTCTAAGTGTTTTATACAGATAACATCTGAAGACTCAAAGAATTCTCCGGGCCTAATCTCTACTATTTCTCCGTCTACGTACAAAAGAATAGCCCACCTACATTTACTCTTATACTTGTACATCTATGTTATATAGGTAATAAGAAAAGGGCTGGGTGGAATATAATCCACCCAGCCCTTTTAAATACTAACTACTTAGTTTCCTTTAGGGGAGTTGGGTAGCTTGGCCTTGGACTCCATCATTACGTCCGAAGGGGCTTAGTAGGAAGTTAGCGTCTGCTCCGACAAGTCGGATAACACGGTACATTCTCTGAGCGGGTTGGACAAGTGCCTTACCGTAACGAGTCATGATGCCTTTACGAGGTTGGAACGTTTCCGGATCAACAATCGTAGGTAGGTTCTGAATCGGGATGTACGGGCAGTGAACATAACCAGACTCCATAGCGGTGTCACCCTTGTAACCCATGAGGATTTCGTCCGTAGGGTAGAGAGGATCAACGTAAAGGTCGTAGCGACCCATGAACTTGCCACGGGATTCGATACCAGTCTTACTCATGTTGGTAGGACCATCAGCAGGAGCGATTCCACCTTCGAGCTTAGAAGCACTCTCAAGCATGGAAGCTACGAGAGGAGAAGTTAGAATCCAGTTACCCGGACCACGGTGAGTACTAGCAAAGATATCTTGTGAGACAAGGTTGATCAGTGCGAGTAGGTTAGCGTAGACTTCGCCAAGGTGACGAGGTGCCATTCCTAGACCAGTAGTGTTTGCAAAGTCGTGAACGAATACGTTTGATGTTAGCTTGTTAACTCCGAGAGCCTTGCCATTGGCACTGGCACCATTGAAGTCGTAAGTAAACTGACCGGGAACGAAAAGCTCCGTGTTGTCAGCATCTTTAACACCAGTAGGTCCTGTTAGGTTGATGTAATCATCATCCATAACTCCAAGATCAGCACCACCAACAGTACCAGAAAGACCATAACCAAGCATACGAATATCTTCGATACCTTCACGGTCTACTTCAAGGGATAGTTCCTTTGAAAGCATGTTTGTAAGCTCTTGCTCAAGATCAATGTTGTGGTATGCCTTTAGGTCTTGAGTTGCCTCAAGGGTCCAAAGGGCTCTCATCTTACGAGTGTTAGAAACAACAGCCTCTTGCTCGATATGGAAGGTCATCTCAGGGATGCCAGTTCCAGTTAGACGCTCACCAGCACTGAGGGAGAATCCGTAGATTGCGGAAGCGTTAGGGAACGCTGCAATCTGTCCACCCATAGTACCTGAAGGGGCTCCTGCTCCACCGACTGCGGCTGAGTTGTTGCGACCGAATAGGTTTGACGTATCAAAACCAGCAGAAGCAGCAACAGAACCTGCTAATCCAGCAAGACCAGCAATACCAGAAGCAGAATCAATCGCACCAGCGGTTAAGTTGCGGTACGTTAGGTTGAACTTACTGTAAACAGTTTGGTTGTTAGATAAACCCTGTGAACGGCTGTTACCAACGTAGAAGATCTGTGAGACAGGTCCTTGCATGGGCTGGATAGCAGCAATGTGGTTAAGGATTAGGTTCGGGTAAACCCTACGGACAAGGGGCATTGCGAACTTCGCAAATGTACCAAGTTGACCAGTAGTTGTAGCTCCCGGTGAGAGATCTTCGGAGATCATTGAGTTTTCAGAACTCATAAGAGCCTGTGCTTGGTTTTCAAGAAGCTGTGCAGTTACTCTACGAGTGTAGTCACTTTCGATTCCTTCAAGAATCGGCTCCCATCTTTCAACAAGCGTTTCATCATGGTCGTATAAACCTGTGTTAAGTTTCATAATTTAGCTTTCCTTTTGTGGCATGAAGTGCATGACTTCTGCATTAATAAACGGGTTATCGTATTCTTTAACCTCGCTCTCTTCGTTTATCGGAGCATCAGCCTTTGATATAACGACAGCTTGCTCAGAAGATTCAAACTCTTCTGATAAAGCGGCTTCTAATTCTATTACTTGCCCCGCAAGTAATGATTTTGATTCAGATAAAGTTTCAACTTCCTCTAAAATGCTTTCTTCTTTGATCTTTAAAGCTGCTACAGTTAGTTCAAGACTATCGTTAGCCTCGACAAGAGTATTAACTTGGCTTAGAAGAATATCAAACTCTTCTTGTAACTCAGAAAGCTCTGAGTTAACTCCAGCTACTACTGTAGTTTCGTCATCCTTGTTAAGCTCAAAGCTCATTAGGGTTCTGACAGACTCAAAGAGTTGGGCGTTGCGGAAGAGTTCATTTTCTTCTGCAAGCTCAACCATTGCTTGTTCTTTAATCTGGTCGATCTTGTTTCGTAGGTAAGCATTTACTCTTGATTCAAGAATAGTTGATTGCTTTGTTACTTGCTCGTTGATGGTAGAGTCTACAAGAGAGAAGATCTTCTCAACTGTGTTCTCACTAAGCCCGTCAGGCAGGAGTTCGTTAATGTCTGTAATTTTAGTCATGATATCTTCCAGTTTCTAAGTGTATCTACCTACTAGGGGAGATAATTTTATTTTTTTCTAAGAATTGTTTATTTTTTCTTAGGCGGGAGTCTAAACTTACTAAAGTCTGTGCCTGTAAGAGGAGCTTTAGAGTTAGCCATGTTACTTAAGGTAGTAGCAATAGTCTTAGTCCTTTGGTTATGACTAGTTTGCCTCTCTTGGTTAGAGGCTTTCTTAGCATCTTTTTCAGGTCTAGTCATATCCTTAGGATCTTTTTGTAAGCTCTTCCTATCTGTTGAAGGGTTCTTTAAGTTAAGTCTAGATCCTGAGGTTGGTCCTTTGTCGGAACCTGCTTGAGCTTTAATAAAGAAGTCTTTCTTGTATCCCTCCTCTGAAGATGGTTTTTCTTTGAGGGGGTTCTTCTTAAGAACGTTCTTACGAGTTCTAACTCCTTGAGAAGCGGTTTTTTCAGCTTTACGCTGCTCTCTCTCGGAGGCTGCTACTCTTCCTTTGTACTGAGAGTGCTTATCAGCGTTATTTTTTATTTTAAGTTTAAGAGCATCGGCTGCTTTCTTCACACCAGAAGAAACTTCGGCGGCTGCTTCAGCATCCTTAGCATCAGAAGCTTGTTTATCCTCGGCAGACTTCCTCTTCTGATAAGCACTCTCAGCGTTAGCATCTTTGTTAACTCTATCTACAGCCCTTCCGACCATATCAGGAGATCCAGCTATCTGCATACCTGCGCTAGCTGCGGCTTGACTTGCGGTTCGTCCTTTAGCGTCTAACCCATCACCACCATTCTTCTTACTATACTTATTTTTGTGGTACAAGCCCTTAACAACACCACCACCAACACCCGCAGCACCTTTAGCACCTCCTTGAACCACTCCCTTCAACAAATCCCTTTTACGACCATCACTATCACCAAGTCTATCTATAGCAGACTCAGATAGCTTAGCCTCTAACATAGTAAGAAAGTTCTTTTCTTTTCCGAACTTATCCATAGTGCTGGTGATTAGTGCTGATTCTGTAGACTCACACATGCCAGGGTAAGCATTTTCCGTTGAGGGGTCTGCTACAAGATCAAAGGTAACCATATTGAAATCTTCATTTACAATCTTAGCTCCAGTAGCATTCTCGGAGATAGTTCCAGTACCTCTTGAAGAGATTCCTATCTTTACTCCTCCCTCGATGAGAGCTTTCGCAGTCATTCCAGCAGGAGTATTAAGAATCTCAGCTTCACCAATAACCTCAGGACCTTGCATGTATAGCTTAGTTATTAGATGAGAAGCATTGGATAGTTTTACGCTATCGTTTTGAGGATGATCTAACTCACCGCAAAGAGTACGTTCGTTGATCTTATCCTGTAGCTTCTTTACCTGTCCTTCTAGGATAACCTTGGGGTAGATTCTGCCATTATTGTTAGCCTTATCAGCACACTGGAAGATTCCCTGTACACGCATCGGGCCTGTACCCTCCTTACCTTCGTTTAGAACCTTTAGCTGTTCAATTATAAATACATCTGTTAAAAACATTACTTGTCTCCTTTAGCGGGTTTGATCCCTCTTTTTTTACGTTGTGATCTGCTTCCGTACTTTTTTACGAGAGATTTAGAAGCCTTACCATAACGAATAAGAGTTCTAGCAGCGTGTTTCTTAATTGAAGCAAACGAAGATCCGGGAGTAGACGATCCGGGAGTGAATCCTTTAGCAATCTTTCCTCCAACTGTGGAAGCTGCATCTTTTCCACCATGAGTTCTTTTAGATACAACATAAGTCCTATCCGCTCCATCCGTAGAGAACATATCTCCGAAAGATAATGCTCCGAGAGCAGTCTTAATAGTATCAAAAGTCTTCACTCTGCCTTTTTGAGACTTAGCGTGACTTCTCTTACCACCACCCTTTTCGGTAGACTCGCC